CATCACCAACGGCAGAAAAAGACTGATACCCGGTTGCTGCACCGGCAAGCGTAACAGTGCCCGTACCAGTCGTAGTGGTAGTTTCTTGAACCCGATCAGCTAAGACAAGTGCCATTTAAACCTCTACATTACGTTATCAACCAACACCCAATTTGCAGTTTGGGTATCTTGGATTGTAGACCAGCCGGGGGTCTGCGTACTGTTAATTGCTATCCAGTTTGCGTTTTCGCTGTCATCAATTAACTTCCAATACGCAGAAATCAGCGTCCCAACAGAACCCGCCGCAGAAACTCCGGGCAGGGCCAGAGTCCTGCCCGCTAAGCCTAAGCTGCCTACTGAAGCGGCTATAGCTGCGCCGGTTAAACCAAAATCAAACCCAAACTGTACGGAGCCTACGCTACCGGTTGCACTAACTGAGCTAAGCGGAACAATCAAGTACCCATCTACAGTGTTAACAAAACCCGTTACAGACACGCCGGTCAGGGTCAGAGTCCTGTCCGCTAAGCCTAAGCTACCTACTGAGCTTTCTATTGCTGCGCTGGTTAAGCCAAAACTAAACTCAAACTGTACGGAGCCTACACTGCCATCCGCAGTAAGCGAACTAAGCGGAACAATTAAATCCCCAGCTTGGCCTGCTGCCTCAACGCCTGACAGTGCAACTTGTACGCTCTGAGTTACGGTTCCTACTGAACCCGCCGCTGCATCCCCCGTGATGTCAGTACCGATTCCTTTATCGGAAACAGTACCCGCCGTACCCTCCGCAGAAACGCCTGTTACGGAGTTGGTATGACTTAAAGCAAACGCACCAAGTAAACCGCTTGCAGTAGCGCTTGTGAGTGCAACTGTCCGGCTACCAGTAAGAGTCCCTACCGCCCCAGCCGCAGAAACCCCACTTACAGATACGATTCGACTAGACCCTAATGAACCTACACTTTCTGTGGCTACATCTCCTGATAACGAAATTTGTGCGCTAAGGGCTACAGTTCCAACATCAACCGCAGCCCCCACTCCAGTGATGTCGGAACCAATCCCCTCATCAGAGACTACTCCAGCCTCAACAGCAACAAAAACTCCGTCTGCAACTATGGTCAGATCAGGATTTAACGTGCTAACCAAACCGCTTGCGGTAGCGCTTGTTAACGCAATAATAGTATCGGGAACAACTTCGCCAATGGCGCTAAAAGGCGCTCCCGAAAATGGGGTTATACCAAACATGGTCTACACGGCTTGTAGCCGCCCCCGGCTTTAGGTTGTTGCCAAACGCAGCAGCGCAGTAGTCGTGGTATTAGAAGGCATGGTCAGTGTAAACGTACCCGCCGTGATGGTCTGAGAACCAAATGTATGTACGCTCACCGCCTTATTGCTCTGCGTCGAGTTGTACACCAAAACGCAATCAAACGCAGTAGACAACGTAACCGTTGTGTATACAAAGGCTGCGGAGGAAGTCCAGTAAGCTACTCCGGCTGTAGCTGAAGCATTGGTTGCAATCGGTGCAGTAGCGTTGGTTACAGTGACCCCGCCCGCTGTGTAGTTTGTACCAGTAACTTCGTCCGTAGTAGAGTACACAGTGGTAGCAGCGTTAATCGTAGCGGATGCCAAATACAACGCCGCCTTAAAAGTATCCGCAGTAGTGCCAGCGCGGATAGGAGAAGCGCCGAAGTTGTGGGTTGCGGTCATCAGTTCCCCAAGGAATGATGTAGTCATTGATTGTGTGTTTGCCATGATATTTCCTTAAAAAGATGCTGCCGCGCCACCAGCAAAGGTGGGTATTTTCTTCAACGTAACATGCGCCGAGCGGTGAATCAACTCGCCGTCAAGCCAGTACTCAACCCATGTTGTCAGTTCGTTTTCATTGTCAACTGTGCCTTCCCGCTTTTCAAGCAAGGAATCATCCATGTCGCCTTTGGTAGTAGTAACGATCAATTTGAACTCCTGATAAGCGCAGTTGTTGAGGTGTTAGCTGGCATGGTGATTGTAAACGTGGTGGTCGATGTTTTATCAGAACCAAAGTCCAAAACAGCAACAGACTTATTACCTTTGGATGCGTTGTAAATCAAAGCGCACCGGGCAGTTAAAGCTGCCGTCCAAGACACATTGTTCCAGTTCGCATAGGCGACATAGCCCGACGAGCTAATAGCTACCCCCGTCATAGTTTCCCCGCCAGCCGTGTAGCCTGAAGCAACTACTTCATTGGTGCTGCTGTAGACCGTAGTGGCCTCGTTCAAGTCAGCATTACCCGTGTACAGCGCAATCTTGATCGTATCCGTGGACAAGTCGTGAATAGCCTGATAAAGCTCCTTCTTGAAGCTCGTGGTCTGGGTCTGGACTATAGACATTAATTAACCTCAACCCTAAGTTGTCCGCTGCGGTAAGCATCCTGGCGCTCCATACCATCGCCCAGGCGTTTTGCTAATGCAAGTGCTTGAATGTACTTCTGGTTGTATAAAGCCATCATGTCCGTTTCACCCTTCATGTAGGTGTACGCTTCTACCAAAGCCCCATACAACAGGACAGTATCAAAGTTATCACCTAGCCAAGTCTGACCACTAGATGCAGTAGTAATTGACTCAGGGTAATAGTAATAGTGAAGCTCTGCGGAATAAGTTGTACTTGGGGTTGGGCCAAGGATAAAACTTAACTCATTAGAAATTGTAGATCCTGCTACTGTTGGGCCAAACAAAGCATAGTATTTAGGCGTTCCTGTGCTTGTTGGGTTTGGGTATGCCTCACGCATAAAATTTACATCTTTATTCAAAAGATATAGATAATCCCCACCACCAGTAGGAAACACCGCCAAAGAATAAGGAGCTAGAAAATCTTCTGGCGCAGACAAATACTTGTTATTAGCAGTGATTGTTCCCGTTACGTTTTTACGCAAAGATGGAAACTGAACTGAGTTATAGATGCGCTGCTCTGCCTGTGTAATGAACAGGTTTACATCCACCGTTTGAAAGGTGTTCTCCGTGTAATCGGAAATCGCAACTACAAGAGCAGCGTAGTTCATGCCATCGGACCCCGAGCCATAACACCTTTGGTAGCCGCGCCAGTACCTCGGATTTTTATGCCACTGGTTTTTGCCGGCGCAGGACGCTTGTTGCTATAGCCGTTTACTACCATATCCATGTTGGCAGGATCACTCATGTTAGGAGGTGTGACACTGGTAAATTCAACAGGACCGCCAGACATAGTATGGGGTTTTGCGTAAACACTAGCTGGGCCGACTTCTTTGCCGCCCTTTTTCATTGTGTATGCCATAACTTACCCCTTTTGATTCATAGCGCGGGAAAGGTTTTTGCCGTACTTCTTACGGTCCAGGCTAGTAGGTCCACCCTTTTTTAGCTTAAGAGTAGTTCCTTTGCCACCTTTGTGTTCTTGAGCATCATGCTGTTTGAACGCCTTCTTGATCATAGCCTTATCTTGCGCCGTATCCATTTTCTCTTTAGTCATCATAAACTCCTATGAAATCGTTACCGTGCCAACACTTGTAGTTCCAACCAAGTAATTAGGCGTTAAAACTGCATCAAACCCACTTGCACCACCTACTGGGAACCAACCCCATTGAATGTCCCTAGACCCACCTGTTGGCGTTCCTTGAGCCCCAGTTGTTACCTGCAACCCATTCAATCCAGCCGCAACATAAGTTGTGTCCGGGCGGGGCTGGTATACAGCCTGGGGATCATTAACCGGATACATGCCCAGCTGTAACTGTGGTTGATCAGGATCCCAACATTCTTCACAAACTTTCAATTGATAGAGTTTAGTCTTAATGACCTCAATTTTCAATTGCTTTAATTTAAAACGCTGGCCACACCTATCACATTGGGCAATTGAATACTTGCCAGATGCATATGGTGAAGTCATTACATGCCACCCCCGCCAATAAACGACATACGGGGAACTAGGCGCAATGTAGCTTTTTCATGGTCCTCACCGGCTGCAAGCTTGTACTGCTCTTCATAAACAGCCTTAAGCATCTCTAGCCGGCCCATCAATTCTGGCACCTTCATGGCTATATAGTAAGCCAGACCAGCGGTTACAGCAGGCAAGAACCTAAAATTCATATCAGCTGTTTCAACGCCACGGCCAGCATCTTCAATGCGGCGTAGTCTGTAGTAAACAAACTGGTAGGTCTGCGATCCATCAGGTGTTGGCCAAACAGTAACAGCTGGCAACTGAGGAACATTAACAGCTGTTAATGTTGTGTGCGATGCAGCAGTTGTGTTATTTTGTCCACGGAACACGCCACCTAGGGTATTCCCTGATATGTAGGTGTAGTAAATGTCTTCATTGTCCAGCCGTATATAGCCAGATCCAGCAAGCCCAACTACGGTACTCAAGACAATTGAGGTATCTGTGGCAGTAATTGCGCCGTTTAAAGTAGCGGAAGTAGGCCCAACTTCACCTGACAAACGCTGAATCCATACCTGGATTGGGCGTCCTTGAGTCAGTTTATTGGGGATGGTTGCGTATGTAGATACGCTAATCCTGGTAATGCTCAAGTCAGCCTGGGTAGATGCCACATTTGGCTGAGTCCGAATCACATGATCTAGTAAATCAATAGTGTCAGTTGGAAGAGCGTAGGTGTTAAGACCCTGGGTTAGGGTGATAGTGCCAGTCTCAATGGTCCACATGTTTAGACCACGGTTAGCCCACTCTATGGTCATCAAATTAAGTGATCTACGTGCTGTACGCAAATCATAACCAGAACGCATCTCACGACCAGCCCGCTCCCAAGCCTCTTCAGCAAGTTCAGTAAACTCTAGGTTAAAGGCTGTGGTTCCGGTAGTAGACATTACGAAGCCTTCATATTGTCAATAAGGTTTGGATATGGGCGACCAGCAGCTTTAGCAGAAGCTTTAGCTTTAGCTTTCTTTGCTGAGCTTAATTTTTTAGGTGCGCCCAAATTTTTTGGTCTAGGCTTATCCCACACTTCTCCACCTTTAGCGTATTCGGTAAAGTCAGTGTTATCCCTGCGCGCTTTGCGCACACCCTTAGGCATTTTGGATGGAGAGATGTCACCCATTCCTCGGCTTGCCATCATGCTAATCTCCTAGCAAATTTTGCCACGGGTCTTGCCTTTAGCGGCAATTCCATCAGCACGAGAAGAAGCAGATCCACCTTTAGCCATGCGCTTAACTGGCTCATCTACAGGAACTGAATCCGGGTAGATTGTAGGTTTAGGCTTAGGCTTAGGGGCCGGCTTAGGCTTCTTAGCTACAGGCTCATCCACCGGAGTGGAATCTGGGTATTCGTAATCTTTAGCCATGATTTAACACATTCTTCCGCGAGTTTTACCTTTGGTAGCAATACCATCAGCACGGCGTGAGGCAGAACTTACTGATCCACCAGAAGCCATTTTTTTAACTGCTCCGCCTTTTTTCATACCCAAAGATTCTTTGATGCGTTGGTTTACTGAACGAGAGTCAGTAGGTCCAGATCCTTCTCGTGCGCTTGCCAATGATTTCTTTATGCGCTCATTCACAGACATAGCAGAAGCATTATCACGGTCACCACTACCCATTAAAGACTTGGAAGAACTAATTGAAGCTGCTTTTTCTTGTTGCATAGGCGCAGGAGATGATTTTTTAGGCGCTGAACTTGCCAATTCAGTGGTGTACAACTTGCCGTTGTAACTAAAAGTTTTATCGCCATTACCACGGGCAGCAGCAAATGCTTCTTTAAAAGAGGATGGCTTAGGGCCAACTGGAGCTAAACTTTCAGATTTATTTGCGTTTTCTAATTCATCATCAATCATCTTAATACTCCTTAGCAGGCCATGCCGCCCTTGTTCATTTTAATCATGGTGCCTTTAGTTTTGCCTTTGGAAGCAATACCATCCGCACTTTTATGACCAGATGCAAGACCACCAGATGCCATTTTCTTCATGGGCATTTCTGCTTTGGTTCCAGCTTTTTTCTTAGCCATCATTGCCATCATGCCTGCGTTCATCTTAGCCATAGTATCACCACCTTTAGAAAATTTGCGGCCTTTGTCCGCGCTTGCAAAATCTTGCCCCACGGACTGTGGAACCCCTACCCTCTTGGCAAACGATGGATTGTGGGCCACCGCTTCCATGAACTTGTGCTGTTTTTTACTGGTCGATGGCATTACTTAGTCCACCAGTTTGCAAAATGCGTTAGCGTTGCCCCAAGAACGCCGCCAGCGCCTGCGACACCAATCAATACTCTCCAGCCACCCTTAGCTTCAGCCAACGTGGTGTTAATGCTAGTTAGCATTTTCTTAATCTCGTCTATGTCCGAAGCCATCTTGTCCATGTCTGATTGCAAGTGCGCAATGTCCGAGGCATGGGTGGCTAGTTCACGGGCAGTTTGTATCGCGTCGGTCATATCAGCACTTCCATCTAGCTAAAGAAGCCGCCTTGCGGGTAGGCTTACCTTTTTCATCTTTCATCGGCCCCGGCATACCACTCATTCGCGCACAAAATGAGTCCTTGCGTGCGCCACCTTGGGGCTGCGGAGCCTTCAGATTAGACCCTGTTGCTGCGTTGTACTTGGCACGGCCTTTGGCAGTCAGCCCAGCCCCCTTAGAGACCGGTAGCTTTTCGCCACGGCCTACAGAGAGAACCGGGCCTTTTTTCTTAGCCATAGAACACCGTGATCTTTGAAGATGCGGGTAAGGTTGCGTGTATATCAGTAATATACAAAACTCCCTCACCTGGCACTAAAACAGAAAATGCGGATTGGTTGGTAGACAAATTAAATTGCAAACGAGTCGTGCCAGAAGCACCACCATCTCTCAAAATAATGTCTCCCGCAGTGCCACCGGGCGTAACAATTAGACCCTTAACTCTATTACGTCCCGACACTACTGTGCCCGTGGTTTCTACGTGCGCAGCTTTAACGTCTGTCTGCATCATAATCAATCTCCTTTAAAACAAGGGCCAAAGCCCCCAAGATTAATTACTGCTGTGTAGCGGTTGGGTTAGCTGAACCGTCAGAGTCACGAACAATGTACTCAACAGTAACAGTAATCGTACCGGCAGTAGCATCGGCAGTAGCTGCGGTAAACGTACCAAAGATGATCGCATCAGTTGTGCCAATGCTGTCATAAACACCTGACGTAGCCGCTGCAATGGTGGCTGGAGAAGTTTGAACCGCCGAAGTGCCGGTGTTGACCGAAGCCATGTACAAGTTGGCAGTACCGCTGCTACCGATGGTAACGCCGCAGTTTGTTGCGCCAGTCAGGGCAACATTGACTTCTAGACCAAAGCGAAGAATCTTGGCTCCTGCGGGCAGGACAAACATCTGTACTGCGGTGGGGGATGCCAAAATAGTGGCCGCAGCTGCGGTGTATGTCTGGGCAACAATAGTCGCGCCCATATTGCGGATGGTTCCAGAAGTCGTGCCTGTGGTGTTTTTTACCGTGCCAAGCAGCCAAGGGCCGAGATGAGTAGCGAATCCCATGATATATATCCTTACATACAAGTAAAGTGCATCAATCGGTATGTCGTCAGCCGGGACTGTTTGATGCACCGGAAAGCCCGGATTAGCTGCAATATATCACAGTTTCAAATAGCTGTGCAAATAAAAAAGGCTCCCGAAGGAGCCCTCTTTAACAAACCCAAAGGTTTATGCTGCGCCGGCAGAGGCGTACATACCCAGAGGATCAGACCAGCCAAAGCTGTAACGCTCACGAGCCTTGTAACGGACGTTGCCGGTATCAAAGTCGCCGTCCATACCAGTGGACAGAGGAGTACGAACAAAGTGCTTCATGCCGTTAGGAACGTCGGTGGTCAAATACCAGCCGTTCGTGTCGGTCAAGAAGTGGTTGATCGTGTAGCCGCCAGGAATCGAACCGTTGTTCTTCAAAGCGTTGACATCATTGTCAGTGGTGCCGACGCGGAGTTCGGTTTCCAACAGACGAGTGGCAACGAATTGCAGAGAAGGCGGAACAATCAGCTTCTTAGGCTTGGCAGCGATCAACAGACCACGCTCATCAGTCCACAGGGAGATTTGAATAACTGCATTTTCCAACGAAGTCTCATTCAAGTCAGCTGCGGTAGAAGGAACGTTGCTGTTGGTACCACCAGACACCAGAGGGTGAGCGCTGTTAAACAACGATACGCCGTCGCCACCTGGGTAGGCAGACGAGAAGCCGTTATTCAACACAGCAGTAGCTTTAACCTGCTTGGTGTATGCCATAGCACGAGCCAGACCTTTGGTGTAACGAGCGGACAAGCTGTCATACAGATTGTCTTCAATTGCCTCTTCCGTCAAGGAGAAGCCCAAAGCAATGGTTTCGTGGTTGTAGCGAGCGGTCCAAGCTTCCTGAGCATTGTCATAAGCGATGGCAGAGCCCTCGTTCTTAACAGGTGCAGCAGAGAAGCCAGACAATTTAGTTTCCTCTTCAAAAGAACGCTCAGAAGTCTCAGTTTCGTAGATCTCTTCATGTTCTTGATCGTAGGTCTTATATTGCAGACCAAACAAGGCGTTAAGCCCAGGAAGCAACTCTTTAAGTAGTTGTGCGCGTGAAATAGCCATTTTGAGTTACTCCTTAGGCAATGCTGGTGCCAGCGTAATACTGGTGCTGACCAAAGTTGATCTTAACCAGAATCTCTGGGTACTGCATTAACACAATAGTTGTGTTCAATGTAGCAACAGGGGCCTGATTCAAGATAAACGATGTAGCACCGGCAGCAGCAGCGGTGTCAACAAACGAACCGGAAGAAACGTATTGACCGTTTGAATCCAGCGAACCAACGTCAGTACCAACAGGCAATGCAAACGGCAGAGCCGAGCAAGTAACTGTAGCGGTAGAGATGCTGGTATAGGTCACAGTTCCCAAACTAACAGCCGTATCAGTCACCAAGCCAAGCACGCGAACGGGCAAAGACGAAGTGGTGGCGGGCGTATCGTTAGGGGCCAAGATTGCATTCTTGGAATTACCAGTTGCAGTACTACCTGTGTTGTTGACCATAGCCAGATTTTGGCCGATCATAGCGCGAGCGCCAGAAGCAACAGCAGTAGTAGCAGAACAAACAACACCCTTGAACACTTGGTCAGGATCGTCAGCAACAATAGCTACTGCATCACCAGCCGCAGTTGATGCGGGCCAGTATTGCTGGAATTGCTTTTGTTTTGTGACGGGGTTGGTAAACGAGCATCCCAAAAAAATACCAGTTTGATTGCCAGCCGTGCCAGTAGACACAGACAAGCGCACGATTTCACCGCGAGACAAACCTACGTAATCACCGTAGAAAATGTTCGTGCTGTAACCGTTAGTGATCGGATATTCACGAGTAGAACCCGCAAATACCTGACCGCCGATCAGGTTGATCGGCTTTAGCCCGTAAGGGGCGCTAATAACCGGGTAAGCCATAAAGGACTCCTAAAAATTAAATACCTTTTCCAAAGCTACTCGAAGATTTACTCTCTCTAAAGAGAGGCATCCGCGCATCGCTTTGACGCATAAGAGTATTGTCTACAGCCTCCATTTGAGCAACATTTTGTCTTGCAAAGTAAATATTACGTTGGTCCACAAATTCCTCAGGAGTCTTGCAAAGCAATAATCCGCCAATCTCAATGTTGTCTTTGTATCGACTCGCTGGATCAGCTAACAGTTTAAATTTGGGTTGCTCTTCGATTGAAACAGGTTCCCAATGCTCACGGAGTTTGGCCGAAAGATTACGGGGATCTGCTTGGTTCAAAGTTGAAACACGCACCCAACGATATTTGTACCCAGGTTGCTTGTCTGGTTCAGGAAGTAATTCAGCCGGTGCCCACTGCTTTGGGCGCTCAGTCATCAGTCGTTCCTCAAGCTCACGCGGTTTTCTGTTTTCAGCCATGTTAAGCCTCCAATTTGATTTTTTCCGCAGCAAATTGCTCCGGTGTTAAGTTAAACTTCTTTGCCAAGTTAAGTTCACCAGTGGTTAACTTAACTCGTTTTGCGGACGTAGTCCGTGTAGCTGGTGCAACCACCGAGCTTTTCCGGCTAGGCCGGTCATCTTGTTCCTCTGCGTTCTCAAATCTCTCTGGGAAACGCTTGCGGATTGTAGTATTTAGCCGATTGTAATACTCTTGTGAAGAGATCCTGACTCCCTCGCGCCGCATCTTCTCGTGAAGACCAAGAGCCAAGCTAGTCATTTCCTCATCTTCCCCAAACCAAGGGTTTTCTTGTTGCCAAGCAACCGCAGAAGGATCTTTTGGAGCCTCTTGAGTACGGGGTTGGGGTGTTTGTACCACATTTTCTTCATCTTCAATAGGCTGTGGCCGGAAATTTCTTACCTTATCAATCTTTAATGTTGCTTCTGTAAGACGTTCCTGAGCCTCCATTACCTTATCAGTATCGCCAGAATCATAGGCTTCCCGATAGGCTTTTTTGGCTTGATCAAGCTCCATTTCCACAGTCTTGGTAACCGAAAGAAGGACATTTTTCTCGCTGCTATTTAAGTTGGACTTGAGCCTTTTGTTCTCATCCATTAACTTTTTAGCAAATTCAACGGCCTCATTTTGCTCACGTACAGCTGTTTCTTTTTCCCTGCGCTCATCATGCGCAAGCTTCTTCATTTGAAGAAGTTTCTTTTTAACTTTAGTAGAGTAATCCTCTAGCTCATCGTTATAAAGTTCTTCTTTAATCTTCTCAGGCAAAGGAGCTTTATTGCGATCTTCAACAGGAGTTTTATCTTCTATCTCGACAATTATTTCATCGTCAAGCTCATTATCTTTTGGGTCATCCTGCTCATCAGGAAATTTATAATCAGACATATTAACTCCTTATTTTCTGCGTATCCCTCTTGGATCTTCAACTACACCCTCAACTGAGTCATCGTTAATTACACGAAACTCTTTGCCGTGGATAATTAGCCGGGTTCCTGCGTGTGGCCTAACCAAGATAAAGTCGCCTGCTTTGCAGTATGGGCCAGAGGGGAATCGGGTTGCGTCTTTATAGCAGTCCGGTCCTAGGTCCACAACAAACAATACCGTTGTTAGTAACTCTTCGTTACGAATGGCTTCATCGGATTTTAGTAATCCAAGTTCACTTTCGTATTCTTTTTCCACTTCTGGAATTGCGCACAAAATGCGGTAGCCAGACGGCTTTGGTAGCTGCTTGGCTTTTTGTTCCGCAGCCTTGTTCATTATCTGAGACAAGTCAACGGCTTTAACTAAATCTACTTCACTCATCGTCATCATGGGTTTTTAATCTTTCCTGTAGGTCTGAGATAAATAAACGTGCGGTAAGCAGACCTTTAACCTCGCCGCACATCTTCTTGTACTCCGAATAATCACCAGCGTTGCCATCCGCTAGAGACTCTTGGAGTTGGGATACTTTGTCATCTATCTTTTTAAATAGATGTTGTAGATAGTTGTCAATCATTGTTTACGTCCAATAATGTTACTTATCATGCGTTGTTGCTCAAGTTTGTTATGAGCATCCAACTCTTCCTTGGATTTAACATAATCAGTTTGGATCCTGGTCATATCAATTTGCTTTTGAGTTTGAATACGCTCACGTTCAATCTGTTGCTGGGCAGCTTTTAGCTGCGCATCAGTTTGGTCTTTCTGTTGTTTGCGCTGTTGCTCTGCGCCCTTAATCTGCATCTCTTGTTGTTGTATTTGAACCAGAGGATCTTGGGCCATCTGTTGGTTTTGAGCTTGCTGTGCATCAGCAGTATTTGCTTGAAGTACTTGTGAGCTTGCTTGGGCAACCAGCCGTGAGAGTTGAACTTCAACATCATCTGGCAGATGCTCATTTGGCGGCGGCAGTGGTACGCCCATTTGCTTCTCTATCATTGTGCGATAGTG